CAGCGGGTCGATCTGGCCCATGCCCGGGCCCATCCAGTTACAGCGGCAATAGGCGTAGCGATTCTGGCGGAACGGCGGGGCGCCGGCGGGCAGCGTGATCCTGCCCTTGTCGATCGCCTCTTCGATGACCGCCATGTAGATGAGCGACGCGACATTCGAGAACATGCGCCGGATCCGAAGGATGCCGCGCCACAGGTCGAGCAGCGCCGCGCGCGTCGCGGAATAGTTGGCATCGCTCCAGTTGTTGGAAAGCTGTTCGAAGGTGGTGCCAGTGACCGCGGCCAGCCGGCGCAGGAACTGGTTGACGAACGCGGTCGGGTCCTGGGCGGCACGGTTCACCGCCTCCATCACGAGCTCGTCGCCATCGGGAAGCACGACCACGCGCTTGCCGCCGATCCTGAGCTTCGTCTTGTCGTAGAAGCCCATGCGGATATCGAACGGGCTCACGCCGCTGCGCGCCGGCGCCAGACGCTCCGCGATGGTCGTCGGCTCGGCATTGCTCTTCACATGCGGCGCCAGAAGCGCGTTGATGATCGCCGTGCCGAGCTGGGCGTCGTCGAACTTGTCCATCATCGTCGCGTGGCGGATCGACGTCACCAGCTTCGTCATCCCGCGCTGGGCGCCGCACCGGGTCTTCTCGAACCAGTGCCAGGCGGACGGCCGGCCAGTGGCGTCGACGCGGGGGAGGAAGGTGAAATCCCATGGGTTGTCGCCGGGATTCACCGGATCGAACGGCTCGTATTTGAGGACGTAAAGCCCTTCCCAGCGACCATGCTCGTCGAGTTGCTTGCCCTTGAAGATGCCCAGCTCGGCTTCCTGCATCGCATACATCGTCGGCGTGCGGACGCGATCGGGCGAGATGACGTTGATGTATGTTGCCCAGCTCGTGCCCAGCTTGAGCGCCCGCTGGTCGTCGCGGATGATCGCGCCGAAGGTCTCGCCCTCCGGACCGCTGGCGTTGCGATAGGCCAGCCACATCATCGACCCGAAATCGTAATGCCCTTCCGCGTCGGCGGTGAGGAGAGGGTCGTATGCCCAATTATTGAACTGCGCGCGGGCGGCGTCGGAGAAGGCGGTGCGCTCTTCGGGCTCGAAACCGGTGAGGATATCCCAATCCGGATTCGGCTGGACCTGGAGCGCCGAGCCGACGACCATGTCCGTGTGCTTGGTGAGGCCGGAACGGATATGCTCGTTCATCCGCTCCGCGCGCCGGCCGGCCCGAACCGCATGCTCCTGGACCAGCTCGGTCTCGCGCCGCGGCGACAAGTCGATCGGGTTGACGAAGAGCTGGCCCGGGAAGGACGCGAGGTTCGGATAATAGTCGGCGATCAGGCCGCCGGCGCCGAATTGGGTGTTGATATGCCCGTGGTGGGCTTCGGCTTCGGAAAGGATTTCTTCGTCCATCAGCCGATCTCCACCGGGATCGCGCCGATGGAATAGCCGCCATAGCCCGGGCGTCGGCTCAGCTCCGCGACGATATTGGAGAGCTCGGTACGTGCTTCGGCGATGTTGACGGTCGTGACGATCATGCGCCTGCCTTCGCCCCACACCTGTTGCACTTCGCCGCCGAGCACGGCTTGCTTGATCGCGTCGCGGTAGAGTTGCGCTTCGGTGACCAGGGCATCCGCCGTCCAGCTCGAGTAGAAGCCCATGCGCTCAGCCCCGGTTGATCTCCAAGAGACGGTCGTAATAGCTTGAAGCGCTTGCTCCGTCGATGCGAACCTCGAATTCCTTGCGCCGGCGCGGCGTCGCCCAATCCGGCGGCTCGATCCAGAGACCTTCGCGGTCCGGCTGCAAAAGCGCTCGAGCGGCTTCGCACGCGATCCAGCCGTCCCAGGTCTCGTTCGCGCCGCTCCGGATCCAGGCGCCGTTGACCAGCCGCTCGGAAACGAGCTCGCGCACGTAGCGCGGCGGCAGGCGAACGGGCAAGTGCATCCGGCCTGGCCCCGGCGTCTCGATTCGCATCCGCTTGGCGATCACGCGCTTCAACTGGAAGACGTTGATGGCCCGCTCATAGACCTGGACGGGGAGCTGCTTGCCGGCGTCGTCGACCAACACCTGGTACGGCTTGCCATAGAGCGGGCTCTTTTCCGACGCGGACCCGATGTAGAGCTGGACCTTCCACGGCTCGACCGGCAGCCGCGGCTCCATCCCCTGCTCGACCAGCCGCCCGACCCGGTTCGGATCGATGAGGTTCGCCATCCACACCCGGGCGTTCCAGGTGACGTTCGTAACCTCGCCCGCCGCGCCGGCGGCGTTGATGAGCGTCTTCGCGATCGGCAGGAACAGCGTGTCTTCGGTGATGACCGGGCGCCCGTCGACGTAATCGATCGTGGAGGCGAGCGGATAGACCTGGTCGAGGACGGCGCTTTCGATGATATCCCAATCGCGGATCCGGTTGGTCGGGTCGATCGTGTCGAATCCGGGCCATTGCTTCACCGGATAGGCGTCGATCAGCCAGGATCGGCTCATCAGGTCCCAGCCGATGACGCGGACTTCGTAGCGATCGCCCTGCACGTCGACGAAGGCGGTGAGGAAAAGGACGCCTCGAGGAACGGTCTTCAGCTCGTAGGGCGCATTGAGCCGGGCCTGCACCACCTTCCAATCGTCGATCTTCGATTCAGCGTCCGGACCCTCGTAGAACTCGCCCAGCGATTTGACCGTCTCCTCGCGCAGCGCGATATCGCTGCCGCCGCCCTGCGCCTTCAGCCACGCCGCGGACCAGTCGCGCGCCAGCTCGCCCAGATTGACGAACGGCGACATGAAGGCGTGGCCGATGAAGCCCATCGTCTCGCCGACCTTGGCCTCGCCCTTCACCGTGCCGTCTTCCAGGAGCTTCTGGTGCGGCTGGAGCCAGGTGCCGCCGGCGGACATTGGGCGCCGTCCCGGCTCGTCGACTGCGGCGCGGCAATGCGGGCAGATCAGACGCGCCTCGGTTTTTATCATCGCCAGCAGCGCGTCGTGATCCATATCCTCGCCGCGGCCCAGCAGCTCCGGCACGTTCCACAGCATCCGGTGCTCCGCGCCCTGGCATGGCGACGATGACTTCTTGCAGGCCGGGCACAGCCACCACCACAAATGGATCAGGCCGTCATGGATGATGCCCCAGATGCCATCCATGCCGGCGTCGGGGTGGCTGCAAAAATAGGCGATCGCATTGGCGCCGAACTCCCGTTGACGGTTTCGGACCAGCGTCAGGATAGCGTTGCGGATGCGCTTGGCATAGGCATCGATCTCGTCGGCGCCCACCAGCGGCGCGGCCTTGCCCCGCGTCGTGCCGACCGTCGCCGGCCGCATCAGCAGGAGCGCGTCGCCGATCATCTTGCGGAATCGGCCGTTCTTCGGGTCGCGCGGATCGATCTTGTCGGCGACTTCCTCGTGGTTCTCGAGCATCCAGTCGAAGCGCTCGTCGACGTAATCGGCAAGGTCGTCCTGGGTCTGCATGTACCAGAGCACGTTGAAGCTGGGCCCGTATGTCCAGTGCTTCATGCACTTGTTCTCGAAAGCGACCGTCTTGCCCCACCTGGCGTTGGCGGAGACCGCGACCACGCGCACTCCCGGCATGTCGAGCGCGTCCTGGATCGCCGGGATATACGGCGTCATCCGCCGCGACCATTTTACGTTCTTGCCGGTCGGGCCTCGGAATACACGCTTCGTCTCGGCATATTGGGTGGTTGAAATCGCCTGGGCGGGAAGAAGGTTATCGAGCCTTGCGAGGAACGCCGCCTGCGCCTTTGCGTCCAACTCGTGATTTGCCAGCCGGACCATTCTGGCCTCGAGCTCGCGCAGCGTTTCTCGGCTTAGGGGTCGCATGGCCGGACAGCATCTGCTTCATTTCGGAGTGAATGTTCAAGGCGACATTGCGGCCGCCTTCACGGATCATGGTGCGCACGTCCGTCGGCAGGATCCCGTTCGGGTCAACCTGGGCGTCCAGCTCAGAGAGGAAAGCCGACATCATCCCGAAGACGTTGCCGGCGACGCGGGCCATCTCGGCGACCGGTACGTATGCGCCCTGGTCCCGCTCGCGCTCCTCGGTTTCCGCCATCATGCGGGAGAGCGTGGCCATTTCGCTGACGGGCAGCAGCGCGTCGGCCGCCGCCGGTCGCCGCGACCCTCCCAGGATCGCCCTGGCGCGCGCGGCGAGGTTCGCATGGATCGCGTCGTTGCGCTGCTCGTAGGCGCGCATCGCGGTAAGCATCTTGCGAGCTGGGTAGAGATGGGTGCCGCGCGGGCCCGGCACATATTCAGGCACGTCGACCAGCTTCTCGATCTCGCGCAGCGTGTTCACGAAATTCTGCTTCGACGTGCCCCATATCTTCGCGAGATCTTCCAGCCGGAGCATGTCCTTCGGCTTGGCGCGCTTCAGCGCGGATTCGACGTCCGCGCGGCGGCTGATGTTAGGCGCGCGCGCCACGCGGCCCCACCCTTTCCTTCGCCCGGCTGACGGCGAGCATCAGCCCCGCGAAGTCCCCGAGCGCGCGGCCCTTGATCGCCGCCGCCTCATCGGCCGTGCAGCGGCTGGCCGTCGCGATCGTCGCGGCATCGGCGAACGCCGCGAAGCAGAGGCCCTTGTAGTTTTCGACCAGAAACGGGATGCGGCGCGCGAAGTCGCCCATCTCCCAAGGATCCTCATCGCGTTCGGCGCGCGTCACCGGCGCCTCCTCATCTTGGGGATACGAAACCGCTGGACCTTTCCGCCGTCGGCGACGCCGATCGCCATCTCGGCCGGCGCGGTCGCCCGATAATGCTCTCTGGTCAGCCCAGCCAGCCGCCTTTCCTCCCTCTCGTCCGCCTCATTCTTGCACGCCCAGCAATAGCCGCGGTCCAACCTCGAGCCGTGGATCGTGCAGCGAGGGGTTTCCTTCTTCATGCGCGTCTTCCGGGATGCGCCCGCCGTTCGCGCTCCAGATGAGCTCGATAGTGAACGGCGGCGACGGGAACGCGGTACTTCCGCGCGATCTTAGCCACCTTCTCATCGTCGAAGAGGTCGACGCCTG